TGTCGTGACAGATGAAGAATTGAGGGCCCTGGTTGACTTCTTATCGGATTCACTAGAAGATGATTTTAAACCAAATATGTGGGTGAGTGATATGGACACTACCACCTATACAATTACACTCAAGGACGATCAAGATAACATTATTTTATCATGGGGTAACGGTGACGATGAACCGAAAAGCTGAACATAGAGACGAACGCAACTATATTGCAGAGGCTCAAGATCTAATCAAAGGACTTCGTGTGAGCGAATTATATCGATTGTTCGAAATTGTTATTGAAGAACAAAAGAAATCTGCTCCAGAAGAACGACACAAAGAGTTAAAGGCTGTGTACGAGGTAATCAAACACCAGCCTAAACTAGACACTGGTCGATTGATGAGGATCGAACGTGGCTACGGTAAGATGGCTTCAACAGCCAGAGCCAAAGATGGCAACACAATCAAATACGGGAAGAAAGCATGATGTCAGAATTAATATTCTTAACTATTGGGTTTGGTCTTGGATTTCTGGTGGGCGCTGAAGCAGGTCTTCGGGAAATTGCCACAGATCTGTGGGATGAGACAAAATTCTACGCAAAGAAGATTCGAGAAAGACTCTCAGAGCGGGGAAATTAATCCCCACCCTTCGATGCTCTAGTCGCTTGAGTGTTCCATAGCTCAAACAGAGTTTCAATCTTCTCTTCTTGGGTACTAATATCGACTTCTTGTCGAGTTACCTGAGATGATATTGTATTAAATCTGTCTAATGCCTTTTCAAGGTTTTCGATTCGATTATCAAGATACCCAATTCGTATCTCTTGTTCATTATTTTTGCGAACAGATTCTTGAACTTCGATTGGTGGTTTCCATGTAGTTCTAAATTCTGTATTTGCATCAACTTCACCTTGAAGAGTTTCGAGTGCAGCGTTCTGCATCATATCATCGGGTAATGAACCCAACTCACCTCGAGGCCATCTAATACGAAACTCATTATTTTGAGCAACATAAGTTTCAGCCAGATGTAACTCTCTTTCTAATATTGATATCCTTTCAGTCAATTCAAAATATCCCATCACCACGACACCAGTTGCAAAAATCATCGCGACCAAATTGCGAATTGGTATTGTGATGGCGGAATCCTCGCTGACCGAGAATCCGTCATCCTTCTTCATTTGTTAGTCCTTCTTTTTGTTTCCCACTGCATCGGCTGCAAAGAATGCAGAAACCAAAACAGCAATAGAAGCAAAATATGTTGGTGCGATATCAGCAATAAGTGTTGCTGCTTTATCCAAACCAAACATTGATGTTAAGAAGATACCAAGAGGGTACAATAAAAGTCCAATCAACGAGAACCAAGCCATCTTACGAATGGCGTCTCGTTGTGCATCTTGATCTTCTAGTTCTTTTCTTTTGAACTCGAGATTCATGTGAGCTTCGAGTTCTTCCATGGTGACATGTCCATCACCATTGATGTCAGCAGCGTGTAAAGACTCATCTACTGTCACATCTTTTTTCTTACCAGCCATATCCTTTCTCCTGTTGAAAAGGGGGCTTACGCCCCCGCATATTAATGTTCTTTCTTCAACATGGTCCAGATACCCCAAGCTAAACCAGCCCAGGCCAATAACTTAGCAATACCACCAAATAAAATAACTGAACCGCATACTGCGATTAACATACCACCATCCCAAGAGGTCCTTTCGCCTAAACGCGCTTTTACCCAATGCATCATGGTTTTTCTCCTATGTTGTGTATGTTGTTATAATATACGGTCAACAAGTTCCATCTTTAATCTATAGATCGAGGTCTGCCAAGTTCTATAAGCTTGGCTTCGATCTTTTCTTTCTTACGAGTCTTTCTTTCGATCTCACCCTGAACATATTCGTAACGAACTTGCTCTGCTTCGATCAAGGCAACTGATGGCTCTCTCACTGATTGAATTTCTCGTGTTCGATAATAGTTAACCAATTCGGCATCCTTATCGATATCCATATCAAGCATGTCTGCCATCAATTCAAGTTCCATAGCTATCACTTCTTCTTGATGGGCGTGTCTTGCATCAAGATAAATGTAACCCATCAATACAGAAGTGACGATAGAAATTAAGGCAACAATTTGCCCCATATCTTTCCAATTCATATTCATACCTTATTTTTTCTTCTTGCCCTCAAGCTTTTCAATTCGAGCATTCAATTCAGGCCATACGTCGAACTCATGAAGTTCTTTACACGGATGGCTATTCTTTTCAAGTTCCATCAATCTAGCCTCGATCGCATCGATCTTGCCGGTGATTCTTGGGTACTTCTTTCTCCAAGCTTCGGGGTCGTTCTGTAACCAAGTCCAACCCCATCGAATGGCAAGATGTTCGAGGAATCCATCGAACTTGGCTACAGCCCATGTAGCCATTCTTGTGTCTTTAAACCAAAATAAAAATGCTGCACCAAGTAGTGATCCTGCGATAGCTGTGTAGATCCACAGCGTATCATCAAACATTTCTGCTAACATCTGCCTCTTCTCCTGTATACTGCGAATAATAAGCAGAGCTGTGATCGAAGAAATTGTCAAACGGTTGACCCTTCTTCAATGCAGCCCAACGACCTTTCATCTTATCTCTGAAGCGAGCCCACCAAGACAGATTGCCGTGGATGTGACCCTTGAAGTCAATATACATTGGTCCACAATGATGACGATAACCCATGAGAGCCAGAGGTACAGTTGGTACAATATCATTATTGTTGACGAATCGGAAGTGCTTCACATGTGCGAAGGCCTTCACGAAGTCTTTGGTTCCGGTTCTAGGTGAACCGTATGTGAATAGACAATGAACATCGATGTCCATTGAGAATCGTGATGCAGCAACCGTAGCCATGGCTCCACCGAGGGAATGGCCACATAGGGTTAATTTCTTACCCAGATGTGGTGTGACTGCTTTGGTTAGATCCGACCATAACTTTTCTAATTCGTTTTGAAAGCCATTGTGGACCTTTCCATGGCCGATAAGAGGCTCATCGGGCCAGGCATTGAGATCAGCAAGGATATCTGTGAATTCTGAAGGTTCGGTACCCCTAAAGGCAACTGCAACCTCATTCTTATTCCAGACAAGATGGCATTGAGCTCCATCGATGTCAAAGAATTTGTGTCCTGTCCATCCTAGTTTTTTGAAGTGTGGTTTGGCTTCTTTACCGTCCATATAGGCGGTTTGGGCCATTACTGCATGTCTGTGCGACTCAAGAACATCTTCATGACAAAATTGCGTAACTTTTTTCATCTTTTTCTCCGCAATGTTGTATGTGATTCAAAATCTATTTATAAATAACGATGAGTTTATCTTGACAAACGCGACAGTTTGTGATAAGATTGCACACATTCGATGATACAAGACTGAAAGCTGTACGGACGCCGGTTCGACTCCGGCCACCTCCACCATAAGCACATTGGGCAGCAACTCGATATAGTTTCAAATAAGACCGAGTGTGCTTTTGATGGGGGTGTATTGGGATTCGACGGGCAGTAAATAGGAATTGTGGAGAATCGTCAAGTACCGACGTTAAAAGGAACACACTAAATATAAACGCAAACGATGACGTTTATGACATGGAGTATGCGCTAGCAGCGTAGTACCCATCGAGGTTTGCCGGAGCCTTGTCGCCCAACTCCGGCCACTTTTTAGAGGATATTTTATGGCAAATAATTTGAAAGAGCTCACCTGGGACCACCATCAGAATGCTGAGAGGACTGAGTTCGCAGAGTTGCTTATAAGTGGGGATATCCACCCCAAGTTGTATCAGAAATATCTGTATGCACAAATGGTGATTTATGGGGTCTTAGAAACAGCAGTGAATCTGCCGGAAGACCTACACGATGTCTTTCGGGCAAATGCCATTATGGAAGACCTACAAGAGTTAGAAGATCTCTACGGTCTTGAAGAGATCGATGACACTTATCCATCAGTCGGTGAATACATTCTTCATATCACCGAATTAGATGAGAAGAAAAATAATGATGCTCTTCTCGCTCACGTATATGTCCGGCACTTTGGAGATATGCATGGGGGTCAGATCATCAAGAAAAAGACACCAGGTTCTGGAACGATGTATGAATTCGAGAATCGCTCGGACCTGATAACTGGTATTCGAGCATTATTAAATGATGACATGGTGGATGAAGCAAGGAAGTGCTTTGGATTCGCCGAACGCCTGTTCTACGAGCTCATGGATGATTGGAAGGCAGGAGATGGGTATGATGAAATCACAAGTTTCATGGACCCCGATTACGAACAGTCTGATTACAGTGACGACTATTAAAACACTTACCCAGTGGAGGAAAAGAAACACAATCTATGGAGAAATTTCTCAAAAAGTTTAACGAGCAAGTTAACAAAACAGAGTTGTATCAAGCAGGAGAATTAATCTTAGTAGGATGTGTGTTGATGGGAATGATGATTCCTATTAGTACATTAATCTAAGAAAAAACTATATTATGGAATCGGTGATTTGGCAAAGATTGCGACTATTGGCAAGCGATATCGAGGATATCTTCGATCAACATCTTGCCCCTTATAACAATCCAAAGCATGTACAGAAATTTGAAGGTTGGACAGATAAATTTTGGAAGTCGGATACAATCCGAAAAGCCCACTTAAAAATAATTGAGCCGGGAACAGAATTCAACAAAAAACTGTGGCTGTTACATATCAATGTATTTCCTCAGCCATGGATCAATCTACCAATATTAGGTTTCGATGTGGTCTCAGGGCCAAATAAAATCAGCGGGTCGTTTATGGACTACTCGCCGGTTTCTGCTGAGCAGCATCCATACATTTCTTATTTTGATGGACTGACTTCCAATTTAAGTTGGAAGAAGGCCAGAGAGCTACCAGAGTGGGCACTTGAGATATTTTCGCCTCATATTGTAGCTGCAGGTGGTATTGATAGTCTGGTTGAACTTGAACAGTTTTGTGAGACCGGAATGCATGCTGTTGAATTCTACATGAAAGGGTTAGACTCTAAGTCATGGAAGACTGGACAAGATTATCTCTCTGCTCAAAACAAATACTGTCAGAATCAGAAGAAGAATGTGCAGCTTCACCGATCTATTACGTCGATGGGAATACAGCTGCACGATAAAGATCAGTATATCAATGATGTGCTCTTCGAAGAAGTGTGATCCAAAACGATACACAAAAACGATGATTTTATCTATAATGTTCCAGAATGGATCACGCTAAATTGATGAATATTAAGAATATATTAAATTCTCAATTTTTTTTGGACAATAGCTGAAAACTCAAAAAATTGTGTATATATAATCCCGTCAAGGCAAAGATGCCTTACATCATCCCAAATTCATTATTTTTTGATAGGAGTTCTCAATGAAGAAACTGATCGCGCTCGTGTGTCTAATGATCGCACTCCCAGCCACTGCAAAGCCAGCAGTAGAAGAAACAGCCAAGCTTAACGAACAAGGTGAATATTGCGCACGTATTGAAGTACGCGGTGTTGCAGGTCTTACTACTCGTAAGACAATTTGCCGAACCCTCGAAGAGTGGGAAAAAGCAGGTTACAAAGTAACTGCACCAGCAAGGGAGGGTTAATGAAAATTTTATGCAAAGAAGAAGCTCAAATGTTTTTTACACTTACAGCTTCTTTACTAATTGCCCCCGCAATGATTGTACTGACGGTGGCATCATGATGATAAAACTAAGAAATTATGCACTAGCAGTTGTTGTGCTCGGTGCCTGTATTATGGGCCTCGCAGGTCCAATCATGTATCCCGAATATATGGTAGAAGCTCAGATGAATTCTGGCTACTACATCCCAATGATCTAAGGGAATATCATGAAAACTCAAAGAAACATTTTAGTATCTTTGATTATGATTATATCAGTTTCATTTGCGGCTAACGCCCAACATTCGATTGATATAATCGATCCAGTGATCAAGTGTCCGCCTGAAAAGACGCAGGACAGCAAAGGTTGTGGTAGACGACGTGAGGAGGTTCCTCACCAAGTCTAAATAAGTAATTCAGGTTTTAGTGGAGTTCCTGGCCGTCGGTAAGGCACCAAAAAACTCCACACCACAACGGAATATATTATGATACCATATTACATTTTCGGTTTGCAAAGAACCGGAACTCAATTTCTCGAAAGGGTGGTTGAGGCTAATTATGACGGGTCAGAGATCCAGAATAGAGATTTTCCCATTCTCAAAGACTGGGGAAAGCCTTGGAAACATATCGTCAACATGGACGAGGCCTGGTCGTACGATAAAGATATTCCAGCACTGGTTCTAACCAAAAATCCATATACATGGATCGAATCGATTGTCTTTAGAAAACGTAAAGATTTTTTCGAAACCCAAACGATATACGAAGATCTGAAAAGCAAAGATTCTGTTTATATAAACGGGATCGATGTTGAAGCACTTGCACTAATTTGGAACGAGTGCTATCATCATTGGGTCAATCAAACAAAAAGTTATATCGATTACGGTAAAATTTGGATTCTTCGATACGAAGACCTGATTGATGATCGGGTGAAGGAATCGATCCTTCGTATGGCTTGTGATAAGATCATAGGTGAATTTAATCCACCTGAATGGCGTGAGACACACAAGTGGATTCCTATGGATAGTTTCTTATTTTGGCCGGCCGGTTCCATTGTCGACAGTGGTGATTTGGACGATGCTCGAATAGAATACTATCAGAAACAAACTCCGGTTGAATTATCTGCAAACGCAATTGCCCAAATCACCAAAAGACTAGACAAATATACTATGTTAAAAATGGGATATAAACCCTTATGAAGCCTCGATATTATATCTTTGGCCTAATGAGATCGGGCACTAATATGACTGTGACGCTCCTCGATAAGGTCTTTGGTGTACGTGCAATCAATAATGAAAGGACCGAGTCCGACATCTACAAACATCGATTTGAACCAGACCCCGATTGGACACCTAGTGCCCCAGTTATAGCAATTCATAAAAGCCCTTACATGTGGACTGAATCTATTTTCACCAGAAGAGACATGTCATTCCATCGAACGATGTATGAGTTCCGCCGGGATTGTTCTGCTGGGATTGATGTGATGGAATGGTTGCCTTCTAGTGATGGAACAATGCAACCATACCCCGACGTTAAGGTTCAAGGCAGGATCTACGAGACCTGGGCAAGAGGGTGGGTGCTAGATACCAAATTAGATGTATTCGTAATACGTTATGAAGACATGTTAGTCGATGAGCGTAGAGAAGAAATTTTGAATCAGATCGAGTCTAAATATGGATGGACAAGAACAGGAAAGGACACGAAATTGCCCAAATTTGGTTCAGTCCAAAACTCACCAGACTTTACGGAGTCGATGGTTGAATATTATCTCACCGGTGTCCCTAAAAATTACTATGGGACATCATCATTTCCGTGGCGATTATCGGGCATTAATGATATCTCACAAGAGGTATTCGATGCCCTCAATTACAAAAAATTAAAACTTTAATTGACATTTGTATCAGTACTTGATATAATAGCAAGGATTAACAAATGGATGAAGAGGAACCTTATAATATGGTAGTATCTATGACCCCTGAAAAAATTCATCACGCGATATCTAAGATGATATCAAGTGGTGTTCCCTACATCGATGCGCTTGTCGAGTACGCGGAAAGAAATAACTTGGAGATTGAATCTGTTGCCGATGTAATTAAGAAGTCTTCGATTTTAAAAGAAAAAATTCGAACCGAAGCCGTACAACTACGAATGGTGCAAAAAGATGAGGCAGATCTCACAGACCTATGCAAATGAGGAAGCGTACTCAGCGTATATAAAATACCTTGCCCTGAAGAAACATTTTACGACAGATCAGTACGACTATCATAAATATAATGGCAAGGTCAAGGCGTCTTATGAGACGTTTCGAACACGCAATGACACATTCTACTTTCGGAAGTTGACGAGACAAGAAGACTGGGAAAATGTGTTACTGGCCAATCTTTTGGTCAAACCAGATACATGGATTAGAGATATCGTAGAGCCCCAAGGGGCACAAATCTATAACGAATGGCGAAAGAAAATTGAGTCACTCGGGTATCTTTTTAAATCCGACTTG